TGCCTGGGCCGCTGCCGGGGACGCTGCCGGGGACGCTGCCGGGGACGCTGCCTGGGACGCTGCCTGGGCCGCTGCCAGGGCCGCACAATATGCAAAACTCGAAAAGGCGCTTGAACGCGCATTCGGAGACATGTAATGGACCTCAACCACACGCCCTACGAGTTCACCCAGGCGGGCCGTGTTGATGCGTGGACGCGCAAGTTTATCCCCGGCTTCCAGCGCGACAAGGACTACGAGGCGTGGCGCGAACAGGTCGGGGCGAAGAAGGCCAATGCTGTGATGCGTGAAGTTGTGAGGGAAGAACGTAGTTGACACCGCCCGCAGTTTGTGCGAGTGTCGAAGGAACGAAAGGAGTTGGTAATGGGCTTATTCGACTTGCTTGAAAATACTGTGACGGCGGCAATCACTATTCCTATCGCAATCGTGCATGACACAGTGACAATGGGCGGCGCGTTGACTGATCGTGACAGGCCAATGACGGTTGACGTGGCGAAGAGCGTTGTTGACGCGGCAGAAAGGGCCGTGAAGGGGGAATAATGTTCGTAAAGGCAGAACGCAAGAAGGCAAAGCTGCGGCTTGCCATGCTTGGCCCTAGTGGTAGTGGCAAGACCTACAGCGCGCTGCTTATCGCGCAGGGGTTGGGCGGGCCTATCGCGCTCATCGACACCGAGCGCAAGAGTGGTAGCCTGTATGCGCATCTGTGCGACTATGACGTGTGCGACATCGACCCGCCGTACACGCCCGACAAGTACGTGAAGGCCATCAAGGAAGCCGAGCGCGCCGGGTACAACGTCGTGATCGTGGATAGCCTCACACACGCTTGGGCGGGCCAGGGCGGCTTGCTGGAAGAAGTGGACAAGCGCAAGGGGCGCGGCAACGACTTCACCGCGTGGCGGGACATTACGCCGATGCACAACGCGCTTGTGGATTCCATGCTGCAATCCGGTTGCCACGTCATCGCCACCATGCGGACCAAACAGGAATACGTGCTGGTGGATGAGAACCGCAACGGCAAGAACGTGAAGGTTCCGAAGAAGGTCGGCATGGCCCCGGTCCAACGCGACGGCATGGAATACGAGTTTACGGTAGTGTTTGACATGGACCTGGACCGCCACGTCGCCACAGCTAGTAAGGACCGCACAAGCCTGTTTGACGGCAAGGTGTTCACTCCCAGCGTTGACACGGGCAAAGAGCTTGTGGCGTGGCTTGAAACTGGCGCGGACATGCCGCTGCCCTTCGCACCTGACGAACTCGCGGGCATCCTCGCTAGCGCGAACTCCGTTGACGATCTTGGCGCGCTGTACAAGTCCGAAGGATTCAAGCGTAGGCTTGCAGTCAGTGATTCAAACAGTGTGAATGGCGAAGTGCAGAAACGGAAGGAAGAACTCATCAAAAGGGAGGCCGCAATTGGCTAGCTTGAACTCGGTCACACTCATCGGACACCTTGGCGGCGACCCCCGCGTGAACGCCACTCAGGCCGGGAAGTGTGTTGTCAACCTGTCCGTGGCAACCTCGTTTCGCGTCAAGGATGCCAGCTGGCAGTACGTTGACCGCGTAACTTGGCACGATGTTGTGGTGTGGGATAAAGCCGCAGAGTTCTGCCGTGACTACCTGCGCAAGGGGGCGTGCGTGGTGGTTGAAGGGCGCATAGATAAGCGTGAATACCTGGACAAGGAAGGGAATAAGCGCGTGAGCTGCGAGGTGGTGGCCAACCGCGTTCAGTGCCTCGACAAGCGCGAAGCCGGGCAGATCGGTGGGCAGAGTGGCAGCCAGAGTGAGAAGCCGAAGCCGCCGATGATGAACGATATAGATGATCTTGGCCCCGCGTTTCCGAGTGAAGCAAGTGGCATGGATGATGTACCTTTTAGCTAGGCGGGAAGGAAAACCGCTATAAAAACCTTGGACGATAAACGCAAACACAGGGAGTATTATATGTGCGACACAGAGATGCCGAAGTATAAGTGTCACAAGGAGGTATGGGCGCTGAAAATTAAAAACATTGTGCCCCACAATGCTGATAACCATAACGCTGAAACTGACGGTAGCGCAATGATTGAACCAGCGGATGCAAGATATGCTGCATTCAAGGTCGATTACGACTACATGCGTAAACATAAGCCGCACGTCGGTGGATATTACGTGGTGTATGAAGATGGCTACAAGTCATTTTCTCCAGCCGATGCGTTTGAGTCTGGTTACACAAACATGGAACTACTTCGTGCAAATGGGTCTGGGTCTGTAGGTTACACGCGAGGTTAACCCCATGACCATCCGACACTTCGCTAGTCTCGCCGCCGCCTGCACAAACATGGTGGCACTCGAAAAGCTTTTCATCGATGAGCGCAAGTTTGTGCTTGACAACGCCGTGCCACCGTGGCAATTCAATCGTGTGTGGACGGAAAATAAGCAGCGCATCGAAGGCGACGGCCTGACTGGCGAGGTGTTGGATGAATGGACAATGTAAACGGAGGTGTGAGATGGAAGATAGCCGCAAGCCGCTGACGGCGTGGGAGATTGAGGAGCTGCGGAAATTGGAGGCGAAGGCCACGCCGGAGCCGTGGCGCGTGGAGCAGAGAGGAGCGAATGGCGACGTGCGTTTGTGCGGCAAGGACGAGTACGGCGACGAGTGTGTCTTGGCTGACTACATGGGCTGGGACACTGACGATTTCGCCCTCGTCGCGGCCATGCGCAACGCGCTGCCCCGCATCCTCTCTATGCTGACCCCGCCCACGGAGGCGGAAGTACGGAAGGCCTTCGGTAACGTGTGCTACCGCATGAACATGAGAGACCACGTGGAATACGAGGACGTGGAAACCCTCCTTCGCGCCGTGCAGGCACCCAGGCTGACGGGGGAGCAGGTGAAAGAAGCATACCTCAACGGATACGAGGACGGGAACGATGATGGGCGCGCCCTGACAGGGTGCAGGAATGTCTACGAACACACCCCCAGGCACGACCCCGACACCGCCTGGGCCAAAAGCGATACCCGCGCCGCGTTCCCCGAACTCGCGGGGGAGGTGGGCCGTGGGTAAGCTCTTCGCCATTTTCCGCCTTGTGGGCTGGGGAATCGCCTGCCGGGACTGTGAAGTGTGGAATATTTCCGACTGTGAGGAATGCCTGGTAATCCTTACACCGCGCTGCCCGAAGGGTAGGGAAGTTGGCCGTGGGTAGCGAAAACGGCTGGCAAGCCGATAGAGAACACTTTGAGCACTACGCGGACGAAGAACCCAAGCCAGCCCCCGCGCCGCTGCCGGAAGAGGATTTCATGGAGATTCTGAACGATGCGCTCAAGCACGCGGTGTGGGTTCCCGGCGAGGAGCTTCGGGCGTCCGCTACCATGCTCCGCCAGTTTGCGGACCTGCACAAAAAGTGGCCCCTTGCAGAGGCGATTCGCCGCGTCTTGCGCGCCATCGCCACCCAGGCCCGGCGCTTGGCCGTTTGCGAAAACCGCATGTTCGCAATTGGCGAAGGCGTCAGCATCAGCCACGATTTCGTGGAGGCCCACATCTCCGACCTCACCCGGCGCTTGGCGAAGGTGGAGGAGAAGGCATGACCTACCTGACGCAACACGCCTGCCGTCGCATGGACGAACGCGGCATCACATCCACGATGATTGACGCCGTGTTGCACTCTGCCGATCGTGAGAATTGGAGCTACGACGGTAAACAAAACCTGACGCTGTGCGGACTAACTGCCGTTGTGTCGCGTGATACTGGCGCGGTCATTACGGTGTTTTCTGACGGTTCGACGCGCTGCGAATGTACGCCGAAGCGTTGGGCGAAGCTTAAGAGCCAGCGGAAGCGCGAGAGAGAGCGAAGGCAGAAACGACGCCAATCGTGGTAACAAAAAAGGCCGCTGGATTGTTAGTCCAACGGCCTTTATACTTTGTGGCGTGTTCTACCTAGCTTAAAGAGTACGCTGGGGAAAGATATTTGTCGCGGTATATTTTACCCCACGTTGTCCATGTGCCGTCTTGCCGCCTCATTGTATTGTCATCGTGCCTTGAAAGGCCGGGTATATATGCATACCAAAGGTGTCCAATCACTCCATTTAGTGAGGAATCTTTGGTCCTGGCATCACACCATGTCAAGAAATTATTTACGAAACCCTGCATCTGCGCCCAGGCCACAAGATCGACAGACGGCATTGATGCATCAATGTTCGGGTCATATCTGCCGCTAAAGTTGTCTATGCCGACCTCACCAATCATTAGCGCAAACGTAGTGCGGAATTGCCACCAGTGCTGCACCGCGTTATACCACTGATCAGTGGTAAAATCGTCCTGCCCAGCCATAGGGTATATGTGCGGCTGAACTATTAGATTTTTTTCAGCCACAAAAACTGGGTCCGTGTTTAGAAGCTGATATGCAAGATCAACGCGCTCGCCCCACCCAGGAGCGTCTACGCATATTGGGTTCATATATTTCGTCCCGGTGGGTTGACCGGGTATGTTTTCGCGGAGCGCGAGGACGTAGGTCTTCATCTCTTCGCCCCATACGGCACTATCATAAACGGAAGCCGTGGTGCCGTTAATCTCATTCTGTGGATTTATCCAAACATTTGGCTTGTCCCAATACCTATCCGCAAGTTGTCGCAAAAATGCGACATGGTTTTGCGTAGAGTTCGCGTCCCCTTGGTTCTGGAGTTGGACAACGATGTCAAACGTTGCTGCGGTGTCTATGATGTCGTCAAGCATATCGAGGTCGGACGGGTATGACTGGCCGTCCACCGGGTCGGTGTACGAAACACTAGCATAGAAAACAGCAGGCTCCACGTCTACACGTATTAGATTAACTCCGCATCGCCATGCCTCAGAGAGTTGTGCCATGACGTTATCGTGGCTGATATATTGTATACGGGCGTGTCCGGTTGGCTCAGAAACACCGGACGCAGCGCCCTTTGTCGGGTCATTATATACCTGTCTGAAGTTTTGATTTGTGCGGACCTCATTGGATACGAACAAATACGGGAACATTTGTACTCCACGGGCTATGAATCTGCCATGAGGCCCGCGTATCGTTCTGTTCTGTTGCACCTGATATGTTGCGCGCATACTATGCTCCTGCATCGTTTGGTTTTTCTATTGCGTTCCCTGTGTTTATCCATTTCTGCACGTCATCGCGATCAACCGTGCATGACTCCATTTGTCCGTTGTCGGATATACGGTAAACACGTCGCGGCTCTTCTTGCCCGAAAAAGGTCACATGGTCTAACTCCGTCATCGTATATTTCCAATCCATGACAACCCTCCTAAAGTTCTGCACCAGTGCAGGTTATTTTTGCAGACGTGCTAACCGCTCTGAGTATTGTCGAGTGTCCAGCAGTCAATCCGCTGGCAACAGTTGCCACAAGAGTGACGTTGTTCAAGCACCTGTCGTTTAGGGTCAGGGTAGATAGCGCCAACGGGGTAGCCGATGCGTTAAGTGTATTGAAATGTGCAACGTCCGACACGGTTATTCCCGTTGGAGTAATTCGCGGAGTAACCTTAAAGGCGAGTGGCGTGATGGCCGCTGTCGCGCTGTAGCACTGTCCGGTAGCCACATGTGCGTTAACCAAGAAATCCGTGAACACCGGTAGCATTCGTCGGCACAAATCAAGTACGCTCCCAATGCTAAGCCATTCAAACTCAGTCGGCACAGTGCCGTTTTCAAGCTGCACAAGTCCAAGAGTTCCATTGTCAAACTCTACCGCCACGGACTCCCCAACCGTCGCAGTAATGAGTATCGGGCTGTCGGCGTATGCTCCCGAAGGCTCCGCATTGTTAACCCCGTATCTTCCACGTGCCGTGCCCGTCCAGGAGAGCACCATTTGTGCTTGGTCAATGGCCTGGGCCTCCGTTTTGCTGATAAGCGTTCCAGATGTGATAGTGATTGTCGTTGGTCCGCTGGATTGCGTGAATGTGTACGTACATCCGCCAGCGCCAGCGCGCCAGCCGTCGTGGCCGTATCCGACCCCAGTAGATGGAACACCCTGGGCAAGGGCTGTGTTGCTCACGTAAACACGCTGATTGACGCGGAATGCTCCGTTCAGCAGCTTATTTTTTGTGCCACCAAGTAGCCCAAGTGCGGAACGCGCTGCGGCGGGGGTAGCTCCACTCGTCCCCCCCTGCGCCACGGAAAGCGGCGTGGTGAGACCAGACAGTGAAGTTATGTTAGAGTTCGCACCAGATGCTGCGGCGGCTATATCTGAACGCACCTCGCTAGGCGTTCTAAACTCAAGAGTTGTCTCCCCCACCTTCACGCGCGGGATACTGCCCGCCTCTCCTACAATAGTGTCAAACGCGGGAGTTGCATCACGCGCCGCCTCGGCCTGCGTCTTCGCTGTCGCGGCAAGCCCGGCCTGCGTGGTAGCCGTGGCCGCAGACGCTGCGGCGGACAAAACGTCTGCCGCCAACTCGTCAAGTAGGTCATCTGGGTCCGTAGTGCTCGAAATGTCTACCTTGACGGCCCGATCAACTTGCTCCTGTAGGCTTTGGCAAATCATCGTCAGCAGATCGAGCGCGCCTTCGTGCGTCTCCGCAGGGAATGCAGAATTTTCGACATAATCCACTTCCTGAGTGATTCCTGGGACGCGAGCAATAACCAGAGATTCCCCAACCGCCAGCGCCGTAACCAGCGTTAGCGCCCCGCCCGATGCCTCGCCAGCGCCAGTGAGTGTGTAGTGGGTTGTCAGCGTCAGGACAGTCTCGACACCTGCGCTGCTGCGCTTCGTAGCGACGATATCCGCGTTCTTCGCAAACTTAAAGGTGATGGAGAATGGTCCCGTGGAGCCGCTCCCGTTGTAAGAAACCTTTGACGTGGTGCTGGCTATGGTCACTGCTGGGCCTCCTGCTTCATCTTTGTTTGTAACTTCTCAATTTCAATGCGCTCGGCAATGCCACCGGGGACGCCCTGTGATCTTGTGACGAGTTCGTATCTAGCCTGTTCGCGGAAGTCTCCGAACACCTCGCGGATCATATTTGATTTGATGCCGTCAGGACCGCCGCTAGCCGCCGTGAATGTCTCGGACGCCACTACGTTTTGCAGCGCTTCCACAAGCCCCAGGTCACGCGGCAACATTTGGAATGTGTCGTACTCTTCCGGGGTCAGCTCGACCTTGACGCCCTCCCAGTGCAGCACCTTGCCCGGCCTGGGGATTGGAACATTGTTTTCCATGATAGCCTTATCAATGGCGTACGTCGGACTGTTCTCGGCATTCTTAATCTCCGACTTGCGCACCGGGTCCAGCGTGTTGGTCAGCCACACCTCACCCATTGTCACCACTTCTCCGTAGCGATTGCGGCGCGGGTACAGGTCGCCAGAGTAACCAGGGAGCGCATTCTTGAGCGCGTCCGTCACCGTCCACACTTCGCGCACGTTCGGATCAACGTCGCGACGAATAGCCTTGACCGGGGACGGAATGAACGAGGCCGCGAACTGTTGCGCGTACCTGTCTCCGTAGCGGTCAGGGTCTTGCAGCACGTCAATCATGCCAGCCAGGCCCTGCATAAATGTCTTGCTTGTAACGGCCTGCGAGAACGCGCCCGCAACCATTGTGGCCGCGTTGTTGCGCTCGTTGTCTTCTAAGTAGTCATCGAACAGCGCGATATCAGCGGCAGCGCCAATGATCATGCTAAACGGTTCCATAGACTGGTACGACATCCACTTGTCGCCCACCTTGACGCTGTAGGGCTGCCAGCCGACAGCCTTCATGTTTTCTTTCTGTTTCGGGTCGGACGGCCCGCCGCCAGTGATGAGGCCAGCGGACGCCGCCTGTGCGGCCATGAACCCTAGCGTGCTGCCAAGGGCGATACGGGAAATCGCCATGTCACGCGCTGCGCCGCCGTTGATAAGGTCTTGCTGAACGCTTGGCATGAATGGCGCAAACGGGCTGCGCTTCATGCCATAGCTGACGATGTTCGCCGGGGTGCGGAAGAACGGGACGGCCAAGCGGAAAAGCTTTCCGGTGGGCACGTCGTAGGTCTTGCCGCTCTTCAACGTCACGGTCTTGTCCGTGCCAAGCGCCCCCTGCAACTTGGTGAGCCCTTCGCCAAGTGCGTTGGTAAACGTCGAGTAGTGCGCGAAGTCCATCGCCTGCATCTGCATATCCCAGGGGGGATTCGTCACAAGCGCCTGTATCCTGTCCGCGAACTCCTGGCCCTTCAGCCCCTCGGCAGACGCGGCCCGGTGTGCCCTGGCGTTAAGCTCCATGCTGTAGCCTACGGCCTTGAAGAAATCGTCCTCGGCACCTAGCAGCATGTTGCCTGTGCGCAGGCGCTCCGCCGTAAAGTCGATCATCTTGCCGAATGCGCTTTCGGAATCAACGCCCATATTTTCGGCAGTAATAGCGCGGCGCGTAGTTTCCAGCTTGCCCAGAGGGTCGGTGCTTTCGCCCGTACGCACGGCGCGCGCAAAGGCCGTTGCGCCAGCGCGCAAGCCCTCGATACCCCCGTACATCATCGCCAGCGTCTCGCCAGCCTCAACGCGGTCTATGGCCCCCTTGCTGAAGAGGCCGCGCACGGCCCCCATGCCCTCAGCTACGGCGCGCTCCGGTATTTGCGACATTAGTGCGATTGAGTTTCCTAGAGTGTTCTTAATGTGCGTTGCCGGGTTCGCCAGCATTGCCATGTAGCGAGCTTCAAGGATCATGTCGAAGGTGCTGGCCTTCTCGATCTTACGGGCAAAGCGCGCAATCTCTTCAATGTCCAGTTTGCCGTCTGCGTTCAGGCGCGACATATCAAGAATGGAATCCATGATAGCGTCGGCGTTCCTATCGCCGCCATGCTTGCGCGCAAGGTCTGCAAAGGCCGTGCTGATAAGCTGCGTGCGTACGTCGCCCACCGGACGCCCCATAATGTTGAGCGCGCGCCCGGCTTCAGCAGCCATGCCGTCACGCGCGGCAGTTACGGCAGAGAATACGCCCCAGGCCTTGGCCGCTGCGTCTTTGTCTGCCTGTTCTCCCGTCTGCTTTGCGCGGGCGATGAGGCCCGCAGTCTGCGCCGCAAACTCGGCCTGCAACTGGCGAGCGGCAAGCAACTGCTCTGCGTTTCCGGCCTGGCCTTCCTTGCGAAACAGCAAATCGCTCACGCGTGTTTCACTTTCTCGCGCGGCCTTGTCCGTTTCTTCCCACGTCCTCACGCCGCGCGTAGCCTGCTCAAATGCGCCTGTCTCGCGGTTGTGCCGCGAAACATCGTTAATGAGCTTGAGCACATCCTCCGTGCTATTGATGCGCTGCAAGTTGGTGTTGCCGCCCTCGGCATACTTCTGGTCAAGTTTAGGCGCAGGTGTCGGGTCGTAAATGATGTCATCAATGGGGCGGACCTGCATCCGCTCTGACGTCTTATACGCGGCCTGTGTCCCGTCCATAGCCTCCGGTGCTTCCCCCGCTGCCTTCGCGCCAGGAACGCCCTTAATAGCGTCCACAAAGCCCTCCCAGCGCGACTTTGCATTATCGACAGCCTTGGACCACGCGGCGCGCATGGGTGCCTTTGTGGCGGCTACACGGTCAGCGAAGAAATTGTCTGTCGCACCCTTGGCGTAGAATTCGGCCTCGGACATCACAGGTTCGCCCTCGGCAATGCCGCCCTTATAGGCGTCGTATGCGCGAGAAATTGCGCGCTTCTCGGATGCGGGCAAGCGTTCATGGTCCCGGTGCATCCACTCCTCTACGAGAGTGCCGGGGTTCGCCCCCTGGTAGAGCTCGATGGCGGTCTTGTACTCCTGCGGGCCGACCTGGCGCGTGGTGGTCTTTCCGGTGATGACGTAATCTACGCCGTCAGCCGGGGCTATGCCTTGTTCCGCAAGAATCCAATCGTCAACGCCGCGCTTGATAAGGTTCACCTTGTCAATGACGGCCATACTGGTATCATTCAGGGCGGTGCCGCCGCGCATCAGGTCTGCGGTGTAGAACTCTTTCGCCAAGTCCTTGGTCAGCGGGTCAATGCGGCCCTCATCAAGGGCCTTGTAGATTTCGTTGCCCTGCTTCGAAGTTTCGAACCACGTTTCCGGGTTCACGCGCTGCCGCATCCCGGTCTTGTTCCCAGGCCCGAACCCACCGGAAAGCATCATGCCCAGGCCCACGCCCGCAGCTTCGGCAGTCTCGCTAGCGTTCACTGTCCCGGTGCGGCCCAACTGGTCGGCAACGCTCTCCCCGGTCATGTAAGCTGTGCCCGCCCCGATACGTGCGGGTGCGTCGAGCGTGTGCGCAGACTTGAACACAGCGCCAGCTGCAGCGCGACGGCCAGCGGAATAGAGCGCGTCTGCAAGATTCTCGTCTTGCGCATAGCCCTTGAGGCCAGCCCACACCGGACCCATTGAAAACTCAGTGAGCGCAGGGCCGGAGCCGAGCACGCCGCCCACCACGCGGGTCATGTAGTCGTCAACGCTCACCTTGCTATGGTAGTGCTCGGCCCAATACTCGCTTGAACGCTTGAGGTAGTCGAATACCTCTGGCTTACCCATGCCCGCCTTACGCGACACGATGCCCGCCAGGCTATCAAGGGTGCCGTAGAAGTCCGCAGCCCCGGCATACGTGTTTCCGAGTGCCTGCGCTCCCTGGCTCTTTGCGGCCTGCGCAGAACTCTCTACAAGGCCAGCCTGCGATGGGTCGTAGGATTCCTGCGCCGTGGGTGCCGCCTTCGCCTTCTGCGTCTCCTGGGGCGTGCTGGCGCGAATGGCGACGGGCTCCTTCGGTGCTTCAGGCATCTTGCCCAGGTCGCCAGTGGGGGACATGACGGACGGCGTTTCCGGGCCGATGATGCCAGCGGTACGGGCAGCGTCACGCATCTTGTCCAGAATACCGCGCGCGGCGTCGTTCGTCGGGGAAGCCTCAAGCTCCGCGTCGGCCCGGTACTCCTGGTACTTGTAAAGCAGCTTATCCATGCAGCACCTATTTCTTTGTCTGGTTGGCAACCCACTGGCGGGCGGCGGCTATAAGTGTTCGTCCTGGATCGTCCTTAAGGTCCCCGCTCTTGATGCGCTTCAATATTGACTCTTCGTACTTTATCAAATTCTCTTGTGTGGGTGGGCCGCTGAACCCATGTGGGGCATTCGTCTTGGACGTACGTGCACGGCGGACCTCCTCTGCGGCCTTCAATGGATCTTCCCCGGACTGCACTCTGCGCTGAAGGTCAAGTAAGTCCTCCTGTTCTTTCACCTTGTATTTCTGGTCATACTTGCGCGTCATCTCCGGGTAAGCACCCTTGACTAAATCCTTTGCCGCCTTGGTCTGCGGTGTAGCGTCAAGCGGGTCAGGGCGAGACTCAACGGCCCGGATAGTTTCCGGGGTGGAATACGGGCTGCTCAACACGCGCTGTCGGTGCGCTTCCCACTCTTCCGGTGTGGCCGTACGCTGAAGCCGCGCCGTGCGCTCCTGAAGGTCGCGGTTCAATTGCGCCTTGCCTTCTGTTTCGCGCTTCTCCGCAATGCGGACGGCCTCGCGTGTGCGCTCCGCAAAAATGGTCTGCGTCATGCGCTCAAGCGCGGCTATGCCGTCCTTTCCCACAAGGCGCTTCCAGGTATTGCCCTGTGAGTCAATGGGCATATCTTTCTGCCATTGCTCGTAGGCGTCGCGCCAGTTTGGCTTGAGCAAATCGCCCCGGAAGACATCGCCATAGAATTGCTGGCGGTCCTTCACCTTGCGAACTTCGGCGTCAATGGGCGAAAGCAGGCCAGCGGCCACCTGTGCGTCAACTAGTTTATACTGGTCCAAAAGATACTGTTCGCGCTCAGTGTTGTTCGTGGTCTGCATCCCCAGGGCCACCTTGTCCGCGAGGCTGCTATCCATCGTCAGCCCGGCGCGCTTCTCTACGGCTTTGTATACCGATTCACGCACCTTGATGTTGAATGTCTCTTCATGCTGTGCAAAGTAATCTTGGAGCGGCTTAGCAGCACCGCCCGTCACGTCCTTCATGGTGTCGTATTTTATCTTGGAGTGCAATTCACCCCAGCGGGACATATCGTCCATCGGGTTGCTGCCGTCAACGGAGTTAGAGAAAGTCGCGAGGGCTTCCCCTACGCGCTTGCCGTACTCCGCGCGCTTCTGCGCCACTGTGTTGAGGTCCGCCGCCTTCTGCAAGCCGTCAAGGAACTTTGTCCCGCCTTCTGCGAGGGCCGCGAGGCCTTGCCAGCCAGCGCCAGCGGACCCTACATCCATGCGCACAGGGCCACCGGGGCCGCTCACCTGGGGCGCGCCGACCCCCGGCGTCATCTCTTGGTACTGCGTGCCGCCGCTGTTACGCGCCATAGATGCTACCCCCGTACTTCTTCGCCCCAGCGGCCAGGAGTGTGCCGCCAGCCGATAAAGCACCGCTTGTGCGCGCCGTGGTGCCCATGTACGAGTCAAGCGCAGATTGTGTGCGA